TTATGAAAAAGCAGGCGGTGGTTACAAAGGTGGTAAAGGAAAGAAACAAAAGTCATTAAGCAAATGGACAAAAGAAGAATGGGGAACCAAAAGTGGTAAGCCAAGTACACAGGGCAAGAAGGCTACGGGCGAAAGGTACTTACCAAAAAAAGCAAGGCAGGCACTCTCATCGTCAGAGTATGCGAAGACTACGGCAGCGAAAAGAAGAGGAACTGCAAAAGGAAAACAATTTGTTAAGCAGCCTAAAGCTATAGCTAAGAAGACAGCTAAATATCGTAAAGCAGCAAAAGGTGGTTTGATAGGTACACATAATAGATTATACTAACATAAACAAACAGGAGAAATAAAATGGTATTAGGATTAGGATTAATTGGACAGGCTGTTAAACAAATAGAAAAACGTAAAGATAAAAAGAAAAAAAACGCTTTTAACGCTGGTGTTCAAGCTGGTATGGAAAAAGCAGGCGGTGGTGCAGGCATGTCACAACTTAAAAAAGGTGGCATGGTTGGCAAGAAGAAAAAAGCCAAAGCTAAAAAAACTGGAGGCGCTCCGCACAATAGGTTATACTAATGGCAGTAAAGAAAAAAGATTCAAGGTTAGCACGTGCAGGTGTAAGCGGTTTTAACAAACCAAAGCGTACACCTAATCATCCAAAGAAGTCTCACATTGTTGTGGCTAAAGAAGGCGATAAGATTAAGACTATCCGCTTTGGAGAGAAGGGTGCAAGCACCGCAGGCAAACCAAAGGCAGGTGAGTCAGCACGTATGAAGGCAAAGCGTAAATCATTTAAAGCTCGTCATGCAAAGAACATTGCTAAAGGTAAAATGTCAGCAGCGTATTGGGCAGACAAGGTTAAGTGGTAATGGCTATAAGTAGAGCAGCGACCAGTCAGCAGGTGAGCAAACCTGGTACGAAAGGTAGGTGGTCTAATAATAATAAGTCTACTGGCACGGGACGTCCAAGGGGCGCAGGTCAGATGGCTCAAAGGCAGACTGGTCGCAACCAATCAGGACATAACAGATTATACTAAGGAGAACATAGATGGCAACGTCAGGTACATATAACTTCTCAATGGACATTGACGAAGTAATTGAAGAAGCCATGGAAATGATTGGCGGTGAAGCAACGCTTGGTAATGAGCCAAGGTCTGCTCGGCGTTCTATCAACTTGCTTCTCCAAGACTGGCAGAACCGTGGCATCCAGCTATGGACTGTCGGAACTACAACTGTTACTGTAACAACCAGTGTTACGTCTTATGTGCTAAGCGATGAGAACATTGACGTTCTCGAAGCGGTAGTAAATCGTAACGACACTGACGTACAATTAGAACGTATTAGCATGGAAGAATATCTGAAGGTTCCTCGTAAGGGGCAGACGGGTCGCCCTACTCAGTTTGCTGTACGCAGAGAGCGTGACCAGGCAAGAGTTTATCTGTGGCCGATTCCAGAGAATAGCACAGATGCAATTAAGTTTGAGACTGTAAAGTATTTCCAAGATGTGTCTAAGTCTTCACAGACTGCTGACATTTCTCGTAGGTTCTATCCTTGTCTTACAGCGGGTACTGCTTACTTCATGTCAATGAAACGCCCTGGTGTTGATGCTGGTCGTATTCAAATGATTAAAGGTGAGTATGAAGAAAGATTGTTAAGAGCGCAAGAGGAAGACAGGGAACGTGCAAGTATGTTTGTACTTCCAGGTCTTAGGTAAGATATGAGAGCAAAAAGAGTATTAGGTTTATGTGATACCTGTGGTTTTAGGTATGAGTTAAAAACTTTAAAAAAGAATAGCTATGGCATGATGGTTTGTCCAGAAGATTGGGAAGGAAGTTATGACTTAAAGAATCATCCACAGAATAGAAATGCAAGATTAAGAGAAACAAATTTTGTTAGGAACGCAAGACCTGACCCAAATATTGATAGAAATTTAAACTGGGAAGCTGTAGCTTCTAATTGGGAAGACGTCAACAAGGACTGGAATACTATATAATGACAAATTTAACAGGTAAACAAATTGCAAATACATATAAGAGTCTTCTCACAGTTCAAACTAGTGTTGAAAACTCAGGGCTAGATTTAAATCTTAGACCAATTCAATCTGGTGATGGTACTAATTCATCTATGAAGCTATCGGAAACAAACGCTGCCTTTACTGGTAACGTAAGTGTTAATGGTAACCTAACAGTTGAAGGTACTTTTGAGCCTAACACAATTAATACTACTGAAGTACAGGCCACTAGAATAGTAGCGACTAGTATTACAACAGACGCACTCACTGCCGATACACTTATTTTTCAAGATGTAAGTGTAAGCAGCCTACGAACAGGCAACTTATATGCTGTTAATATTAGTGCGGGTACGGTTAGTGCTACCAATATTAATGGCACTAATATTACAGTAAATGGTAATAATGTTGTAACATCTGCTGTTGTTGCCTCTGTTAATGCTATCTTTGCTGCTTCAATTGCTGCTAATGCTTCAGCCATTATTGTTAATGCCTCAGCCATTACAGTTCTTCAGACATCGGTAGCCGCTAACTCTTCAGCTATTGCTGTTAACTCAGCAGCTATTACTTCTATCAATAGCTTTATATCTGCTGGTGCTTTTGCTAGTATAGGTACATCAGCTACGTTAGAAACTAGGATTGCAGCTGTAAGCAGCACGATGGCAACGAGCATTGGTAATAGTAATACAAACATCGCCGCTGTGTCTGCTCTAACAAAAACAAATAAAGATGCCATTACTTCCATTAACGGTATAATTGGAACAGGTGCTTTTGCAAGCGCAGGAACTTCTGCTACATTACAAACCAAAATTACTGCCTTGTCAGCTACAATGGCAACGAGCATTGGTAATAGTAATACTGCAATTGCTACATTATCAGCTACGATGGCAACTAGTATTGGTAATAGTAATACTGCAATTGCTACATTATCGGCTACGATGGCAACTAGTATTGGTAATAGTAATACAAACATTGCCGCTGTATCTGTTCTAACAAAAACAAATAAAGATGCTATTACTTCCATTAACGGTATACTTGCAACAGGTGCTTTTGCAAGCGTAGGAACTTCTGCTACATTAGAGACTAGAATTAATACAGTATCAGCTACAATGGCAACTAGTATTGGTAATAGCAATACTGCAATTGCTACATTATCAGCTACGATGGCAACCAGTATCGGCAATAAAGTATCTAAGTCTGGTGACACAATGACTGGAGACTTGTCGTTTGGTGATAACATCAAGATTAATTTAGGTGCAGGCTCAGACCTCAACCTGTATCACGATGGCTCTGACAGCATAATCGAGGATACTGGCACGGGCGACCTTATTATTAAGGCTTCTCAAAGAATCTATATGAAGGGTGTTAATGACGAAACTCTCATTAGGTCTACAGAAGACTCTCAGATTTCGTTATACCATAATGGTTTTGAAAAACTGTCTACTTTAAGCGGCGGAATCTTAGTCTATGGTAACATGAGTGCTACTAGTATGGGTGTTGGTGGTATAAATTATCCAACATCAGATGGTACGGCTAATCAAGTTATTAAAACAGACGGCGCTGGAACTCTTGCTTTTACTTCAATTTCTGGTGGTGGTGCTGTAGATAGCGTAAACGGAGAGACTGGCATAGTCGTATTGGATGCGGCTGATGTAGGTGCGCTGGCACTTACTGGCGGCACGTTGACTGGCGATGTGTCATTTGGCGACAACGACAAAGCCATCTTCGGTGCTGGCTCTGACTTGCAGATTTATCATGATGGGGCTGATAGCTATATCAATGACAGTGGTGTAGGCGACTTAAAACTAGGCGGTAATCAACTACAGCTTAATAATGCCGCACAAACAGCAAATTATATTTATGCTGTTGATGGCGCACAGGTTGAATTAAAATACAATAACCTTCTTAAACTAACCACCACCGCCACAGGCATTGATGTCACTGGCACGGTCACGGCTGATTCAGGTAGTGTCACTGGCGAGTTTATCGCAACAAGTTACAACGAGACGTATGATGCGCTTTCAGGCACTACCCCAACTGTCGATTGCCACAATGGTAATATGTTCAGCCTGACAACGTCTGGCAACACCACATTCACGTTCAGCAATCCACCAGCATCAGGCACAGCCTTTGGGTTTACGCTCAAGCTGGTTGCGGGCGGAACGCACACAATCACATACCCAGCCTCTGTTGATTGGGCTGGCGGCTCTGCCCCTGATGCTCCTGCCTCTGGCGAGACTGATGTGCTTGTGTTTATTACGCACGATGGCGGCACAACTTGGTATGGCTTCCGTGCTGGAGACGCAATGGCATGAGTATAGCCAGAGAACTTCAAATGGCGGCGGCTGGCGCAGATACTGGTGGAGGTGGGTTCAGTCCTGCCGACA